ATACAAATAAACTTTTCCCCAAACAAACCAACTCAACCTGCCGCTGTGTTATACAAATTGTAATATGAAAATATACAGAAAGTGATTATTGAAAATCCTTGACAAAACAAAATATATCTGCTATCATTATAAATGAAAGGTGTATAAACCTTTCTGTTTATTTCTAAAGGCGGCGGAGAATCAAAATGCATTAGTGAAGGTGGGTGCCACCGGCGAGGAGTCGGCCGTCAAACTGCACCGGGTGGATCCGGGGTGCAACTTCTCCGCCGACCGAATTATGAAATATTACAGTTTACGCAAATGTTTATCCTACAATCGCTACCTAAACATTTTAATAGGTGGTCGAGGAATAGGAAAAACATATCAATTAAAAAAATATGTGATAGAACAGTACCTAAAAAGCAAAAAACAATTTGTTTGGGTTCGGCGTTACAAAACGGAAATCAAAGAAGCCACTGACGGATTTTTCACAAAACATAAAAATAACTATCCTGATCATAAATTTTCGATTAGGGGAAAAACCGCCTATATTGATGGAAAACAGGCAGGGCGATTTATCGCCCTGACAAACGCCGACATTCTTAAAGGGTCCGATGATTTTTCATCAGTAACAACAATCGTTTATGATGAATTCATTATTGATAATAAATCATCATTCCGGCGATACCTGCCGAATGAATTAAGAGTGTTCACTGATTTGCAAGAAACCGTATTCCGAACGCGCCAAGATGGCAAGGTGTTCATGTTGGCAAACGCTCTATCAATGGTAAACCCATATTGCTTAGCTTTCGGAATCAAATTTCATTATAACCCATTATTCAAAAACGATTTAATATACGCAGAAATGCTATCCACTACAAATGAGTTAGCATTCGCAAAAGCAACAACACCACAAAACAAATTAGCAACAAAATATCTACCCGAATACAACGAATACGCAAACAATGAATCATTCCTAAACGATGACTATTCACAAATCGAACGAAAACCCAAAGATTCAATTCAACTTTTCAACATTAAAACCAGCAACAAGATAATATATTTTTTCTTTGCTTCAAGTTCGCAAGCATTATACGCCTGCCGCGCAGGTGACCCTAAGACAAATCCATTAACTGTAAACAAAATAGCAGAAAACAGCAGGCCGCACGCAGGAGCCGAATTAAAGAAGATAAAGTCCTTTGCCGTGGCGGGAAGATTGTTTTTTGAAAATTTACAGATAAAAAGTGAAGTAGAGAAAATTATATATAATAGATTATGAAAGGAGTAATAACAAAATGAGTTTATCCGTTGAGCAAATCAAAGAAATTGTTGATCGTGTCGCAAAAGCGGAAGATGTAACCGAGATCGGCCCAGATCTTGCAACAATCACGGACACTTTTGTTGACTATGCAAGCGAGATTGAACGCTTGACTGCTGACAATGCAAAACTGGTTGATGATAATAACCGCATTCGTGAGATCAACGGCAATCTTATGATGAAAGTGGGCGAAAAACTTGAAGTTGAAAAGCCAGAGAGTGACCCGCCCGCCAATGACGAAAAAACACCCGATGAAGTGATTGAGGAGTTAAAGGAGGAAGAATTTTTCGATGGGTTCTAATAAGAAAATGACCGAAGCGGCAAGAGCGCAAAAGACATTGAATGCAGTTCGATCCATGATGAGCGAATCTGCGCAGAACGATGTTCCGGTTCTTGCTGAGGGTGACGACATTAGCAAATTCGCAAACCCGATCTTGAATTATAAGGCGCATACGAATGAATTTATTTCTGTTCTTGTTGATAGAATTATGTTCACTGCTGTGGAAGTAAAGCGCTATTACAACCGGCTTGCACGGCTGAAGAAAGGCCGCCCCTATCCGTTAGGCACTGATGTTCAGCAGATTTATGAAAACCCGGTCAACCCCATGGGGTACAACGGCGAAAATCTGTCCGCTATTTTGAAGCTGTACAAGGGTGACACCAAAGTTGCCTATTATAGCAGAAATCGGCAAGATGTGTTCCCGCTGTCTATCAACCGTGAGGAATTGATGGGCGCTTTTGTTTCCTACGAAAGTTTTAACCGCTTTGTATCTGCAAAAATCAACTCTGTTTTTTCCGGCAATGAAATTCGCGAATTCAATTTGTTCAAGCAGGCCATCGTTGACGCATACGCAAACAATGTTGTCCTTGGCCGTAAAATGGCAATGCCCGCCACGAAAGACGAAGCGGAAGATATGGTTGCCACTATTCGGGAAACAGCGATGAATATGACATTCCCTTCTACCGCCTATAACAATTATATCAATCAGCCCGGCGCAGTCGGCGACCCGGTGGAAACTTGGTCGGAACCTGACCGTATTGTGATTATTATCCGTTCCGATTTAATCAATAAATTGGGCGTTAAAGTGCTTGCCATGGCTTTCAACATGGCAGAAGCTGACTTCCGAAACAATCTTATTATTGTCGATTCTTTCGACTATGACAATTACGATTTGGAAAACAGAAAGCGCACCGGCAAAACCTTGTCCGATATTGGTTTTGTGATTTGTGATGAAGCCTTGTTCCAGGTGTATGATAACATTCAAACCGCGGCGGAGGATTTTATCGGTTCTTCCCTGACCTGGCAGTATTTCTTCCATGTGTGGCAGATTTACGGTATTTGCCCCTTTGCAAACGCCATGGTATTTGAAGTGCCGAAAGCGGATGCTTTGCAGGATTTGACAATCACCGACTTTCATAATCCAAGCGGTGAAAACTTTGTTGAGCTGAAAGCGGCAGACGCAACGCAGGTGGTTGATTATGCAACAACCCCCGCTGACTACAAGGTGAATAACATGCGGCTTGAATTTGAGCAGGTTCTTGAAAGTGCCGCCAAGGATAAAATCACCGCTGAAACGCTGGCCGATTATGTGACGATCACCTTTGACCCCACCGCAAAAACAATCACATTCACCGGCCATTCAACCGCCGATAACACCCATACGGCAACGGTTCTTTGTAATATTATTGCCGATGGGGTAGCAACCCCGGTTGCGGTGGTTGTAAATTTTACAGCGTAACCGTCATGTTGAAATATAAAAAATTTAATCATGACGGAAGCCTTGAATTTGATTGCCCTGCCGCTGGTGATTATGGGGTAAATTTTATTGAAACTCCACCCGAAACAGAAGCAAGCGATACAAGAACCGTTCCCATTCTTTCCGGTGAAACATACGGAAAGACAGAAAAGATAGATGGGTTGTTACAACTTGTTGATGTTGCGTACGACAATGCAGAAACTGGCACTTTTGAACCGCTGGGGTACAATGCGCTTTCGCAAGTGAGTGCCAATGAGTGGATCAATCGTGGCTTTTATGATTTGGATGTATCAATCGCCGGTAAAAACAATGATCAATTCAAGGTCACAGTAAAATCAACCTATCTTCACGGCGTTGCTGGATTCCTTGACTTGCCCCTTATTTGCACTTATTGTCTATATGTATATGACAATAAAGCAAATATTATCGGAAAGTATGTTTTCAGCATTCGTGTGACTAAGAAAACCTAAAAGGAGTAAAACAATGGCAGTAACTAACCCTACAACACGATTGGATCTATTTACAGTTCCATGGGGTAAACCCGAAGAATGTCATGCCATTGTCGATTTCCCAACGGCGGCGGCGCAAGTCGCCGCCTTTGATGGTTTGGCGGCAAAAGGTGTTAGCGCAACTAAATTCAATTATATCAAAAAGGATCAAGCTTTTAGGATCGAGGGGAATTTTGCGCGCTTTGAAGCATTCAATTATTGCCGCTACCAAAACCGTGATTTTGTAAATCGTCAGGGAAACAAAAAATGGTATTATGCATTCATTGACAGGGTTGAATATATCGCACAAGACATTGCAATGATTTACATTACAACCGATTATTGGCAAACCTACCAATTCAATATAACTTACTATAAATCACTTATAGCCCGCGCTCATGTGAAAAAAAGTGAGGACACCGTGGGCCGCTGGCTTCAGCCTGAACCGGTGGGAGCGCCTGCCGATTATGAAAAGGAAATTGAAATTTTTTTAGGTGGTGATTCATGGGTTCCTTATTGGTCAATGATTTCCGTATCAAGGCCACCCGGAGCAGGTGAATCCGATTGGGTTTATGGTGGCTACGGTAAGTTGGAATCAATGACCGGCCAATACGCGGGATTTATTTATGATCATAATGTGATTCAAAAAATAATAGACGCATACGCAGGTACAACGGATCGGCGGCAGGATATTATAGGTTTTCGTTGCGTTCCGTATTGGGTTTATTCAAAGTTAAAAAACAGTGATTGGATTGTACCTATCACTGTTAATGGCGTTAAAATAAACTATTGCAAGGAAAATGTTTCAATGACTTTAGATACAGAAGCAGAAATTGCAGGAAACACTTTAGCGTGCGGCTATTCCCCGCGAAACAAAAAAATGCTTACTTCAATGTGCCGAGTTTATATTGTTTATAATTATAACGGGTTTAGTCAACCTTTGCGCCCTGAATTTATTAAGGGAAATTCAATCAAAATGAGCGCAGAAATGCGTCCAATAGGTTCTAATGGTTTTAAGCTGAAATTGAAAAATTATTCAAAACCCGCCGAATCTGTTTTTGATGTCCCATACGCTTTTGAAATGCAAATTGGCTACAACGAAAATGGCGGTGTTCAAGGGTCGCTTAACCGTGTTGGTTCAGTTTTGAATGCGGCTGGGACTGTGGCTGGTGGTGCAGTAAGTCTTGGTGCAAATATTGCAAGTGGCAATGTTGCCGGAGCCATTACTTCCGGGGTTGGTGCTGTTAGTTCTATTTTCAGTGCGTCAAGAGAAATTACAAGCGCCTTTAATTCTAAGGTGGCAAGTAAAGGCAATCAAAGTGATACCAATTCTATATCGAGTGAAAACTGTAAATTTAGATTGGTTGACTGTTCACCTTTATACAATGAATGCGGGCCGATTGATGATTTTTTGGACTTGTACGGCTATGCAATTAATGAGTGGGGTAAAATCTCCAGTTGGAAAGATACCCGGAGTAAATGGAATTATTTACAAACAGTTGATTGCAATATCAAAGTAAACGCACCTGCGCCGGAAGCCGCTTCAATTCGCAATATGTTTAATACCGGTGTCACAATTTGGCATTCTATTTCCGATTTTGGGAATTATTCCCTGAATAACGATTAAAAGGAGGGATAATAATGGAAAATCCTGCAAACACAAAGCCCTTTGCACTGTATCACAGCCCAGCAACAAACGGTACTTTTGCCGGTCAATTCAATTCAATTTTAACCGCAACACAACTAAACCAAATTTATCAATGTTATTTTATGAACATTGCCGCCACAGTCTTTGAGTGGGAAAACTTGCCGGAAACGGTGGACGCAGATTTTTTAGAATTTGCTTTGATCCAAGACGGCAAGGCCGCGTTCTGCAATGATCGCGACCGAGGATTTTTAGGCCTACGCGCGGCGGATCAGTCCGTGTTGAATCTGTACGGTTATCCGGTGAAAATAAACGGGTACGGAATCAACTTCAACCAGGAATACAACGCAGACGATTTTGTTTTAATCAAAAACAATCCAATGTGGACTCCCACCCTTTTTTATATCAATTATTTTGTAGACAAAATCGCAAAAACACAGCAGATAATTGACATAAATGTGAACGCACAAAAAACACCGGTAATTCTAAAAGGTACTTCAAATCAAAAATTAGCGCTCGCAAATCTGTTTGCAAAATATGACGGATCGCAAGGCTATATTTTCATTGACAAGGATAATGATTTTAATGATTGCTTTGATAGTGTGAATACCGGCGCGCCGCTGGTAGCCAAAGATCTTTATACCTTGCTTGAAAGTTACAAAGCTGAATTTCTTTCATTTCTCGGTGTGAATAATGTGCAGAACGAAAAAGCGGAACGCCTTATCACCGATGAGGTCAACGCAAATAATCAATTTGTGTCTATTAACTTGGAAACAATGTTATATGAACGGAAAAACGCTTGCAAGCAGATCAATGACCGGTTCGGCTTGGATATTTCTGTAAAACCGCGAGTACAAAGTGAAATCATCGAAAAGGATAAACCCGCCTTTGATGATGAATCAAACACTGTCGATGATCCGGAGGAGGGGGACTAATGGCACGGTATACCACAAGTTTGGAAGTTGTTGTAAACAATTTATGCAAAGATAGAAACGAGGGATTATATAACCGCGTTGATTCAGCTCGTGAAAAGATCTTTAACTTCTACTATCCAACGCCGCAGAAAATCGAGGATTTCAAGCGCTATTTTGAAATGCTTTTCATTTTCCATTATTTAACAGATGAGTTTGCGTTTGAAACTTTCTACTTATGGAAAGTAAAATTGCAAGCTAAATGCATGGAAGTCATGCCTGGATACGCCAGAGCCTTTGACGGATTCGCACAAATGACCGCAGATTTGGCGGTTGCAAACCAAAAATTTAACCGCAAAACGGATTCAAACGCCACAGGAAAAAGCAAGTCAACCGGTTCTTTCTCAAATCAAAACGATTCAAATTCAACAATGCGGGGTGCGGCAAGTGATCTTCCCGGAAATATGATAAAAGCAAAAGATTTCAATTCGATTGAATACGCTGATAGGGCAAACCTTGACACCGCGTCCAACAAAACAACGGATAAAGGATCAAACACCACCGCCAATGACACCACAACAAAATCAAACCAAATCGAAACAATTACCGGTTTAACAATGCCCGCAGGGGAAGTTTTCCGGCAATTCAAAAATGAAGTAAACGGATTGTATTCGGAATTGCTTGATGAATATAAAGATCTGTTTATGCCATTATGGTACTAAGGAGGTAAATTTATGAATTATCCAAAACCCGATGTTGACCCGATCGCGGTGCTTCGACGGTTCTATTGCAATCGCATACTGCCGCAGGTCTACGATGATTCATTATCTTTTGAGGAACTGATCTACGGTGTCCTAAAAAAGATGAATGAAGTGATTGAAAAGGTGAACAGTTACGACGAATTGATAAATTATGTTATTGATTTGTTGGAAAACCTTGACAAGCACATTAAGGAAACAGTCACGGAGCAGTTGCAAAAGTGGTACGATGACGGCACCCTGAAAGAAATTCTTGCCGTGATCTGCGACCCCTATTTTGACGAATTCCGAAAGGAAATTGCACAGTTAAAAAAGGATTTTGTAACATTCAAAAATCAACCACATTCAACATATATTGATTTTGAGCGGTGGCTGTTGGGATACACATACCGAGGTGAAAATCTTGCCAACGCGGAGCAGGAAACAGACCGCTACCCGGTGAACCAAGGCGGGGCGCGCTATACAATCGGCGGGAATCATTATTACGCTTGCGCTTTTGTGCCCCGGGGGCACACCTTGGAGTTACACCCCACCACGGCGGCGGTGGTGATCTTCAACTACTCCAACGGTGCACAAGTCGCCCGCCGGGATATTGAGGGGTTAGGCCATGCCAATGCAATTGTTTATAATTCAAAAAGAAATAGTCTTTTTGTTGCCACAAGCGAATTAAACGGTGCACCGTCTAAGACGATCTTTGAGTTGAACCCTACCACACTGGCGACAATCCAAAAGTATTCTTCGCCTGCCGGGTACAATGAAAGCGCGGTATCTTCTGTTGCATACGATGAAACCAACGATCAAATGTATATTTCGCAAGGATTGAATGTATATGAGTGGGATCCCGCCACAAATACCGCGTCAAATATGGTGGCACTTTCAAACCCGGGGTTTGACTATATCATGCAAGTTGTCAAGGCAAACGCAACCGCCTTTGTAATGCTTACCTATTCCCCGAACACGATTCGCATATATGATAAAGCGGGCGTTTACATTCGGCAGTTTACAATTCCCCAGTATTTGGATAATCAGCGTTTTTGGTCGGGTGAATTTGAGGATTTAACCGTAAACGATAAATTTTATGTGTATGCAAATTCACAGGGGATTACTGCCGTAAACCCCACAGATTCAATGATTTCTATTTGGCGCGGTTCTCTGTTGCAGGGTACACCGTCCTCCATTAAGCAGACTACCACACAGGGGTACGGTGCCGGATATTCTACATTCAACAATATTATTTATGTAAACAATAGCGTTGATAACGGTGGTATATATCACATGAACCGGTCGCCCGATGGTACGAAAGAGAATCCATTTATTCAAATCTTTCAAGCGATGGATCTACTGGCTTGCCCGATTTATCATCAAGAAGCAGAAATTAGGGTTAAAGCAGGGGCGAATTCATATCGATGGTTTAACATTGCTAACGGTGGCAATGTTTATATCACCGGTCGCTATGATTCAAACGATCCGCCCTCTACAATGCCACGCCTTATGGGCTTAGTTATGCACAACTGTAATTCGGTTACTTTGGATAATTTGAATATTGGTTGCTCAAATACTAATGAAGCAAACCTTCCCCATACAATCCGCGCGGTAAATGTGAATAAGTTACTTTGCAACGATGTTGAATTGATTTATTCGTCTGGTAAAACCGCGTACAATATGCTGAACACAACCCTGGTCCTTTCCGGCGGCGGCTCCGGCACCCTGAAAGAATGGCCGAAAACTCCCTGCATTCGATTGCAACGCGGTTCCCAGCTTTACGGTTATGAAAAGCATAACATTGGTGTAAATCTTGAATCAGATAATACCATTATTTGTCAGCGCAAGATTTGTGACGCGCAAAACAGGACTTCCGGGTCGATTGACACCCGGTCAGATGGTGGGGTGCAACCTTGGTCTGCTGAAATGGTTTCAAATATTGTTAAGCATTCAAGCCGGATAGGTGTTCGCTATCATTCCAGCGCTTCCGGGGTTGAAAGAATTCAATATTTCTACGGTTTCAAAAGCGGGTCAGCGTTTACAATGCTTGTAACTGAGGGATCAAACACTGTTAAGGTTGAGTTTGACGGAAACAGGATTTTCACCGTGTCGGACGCTAACGGACTTGTTGTTGACGGAATTGTTTTCGAGGGGTGATTAGAATTACAGTTGAACAGTTAACTATAATTCTGTCGTCCGCGGTCACGCTGGTGGGCACTTCGCTCACCTCGTGGCTTGCAAACTCAAAAACCTTGTACAGAATTAAACAACTTGAAAAGAAACAAGAACAGTACAACAACTTACAACAACGCGTTGCACTTCAAGAACTGCGCCAGCAGGTAGCAGACCACAGAATACAAGATTTGGAGGACAAAATAAAATGAAAAATGTTTCAAAAGATACAATCATTCGCACAATCGTGACTTTTGTTGCGCTTGTCAATTCTGTTCTAACTATGATCGGCAAAAATCCGCTTCCGTTTTCCGATGATGAGGTCTACTTATTCTTTTCCACACTTTTAACAGTGTTTTCCACAGTGTGGAGTTGGTGGAAAAATAATAGCTTCACTTCCGCGGCCATTGCCGGTGATATTGTTAAGAATGAAACGAAAGAAAGGGGTTATACCGAATGACCTACGATCAGTTTTACAACGCATGCAAAGGCAGGCTAATTGACTATGACCGCGTGTCCGGCGCACAGTGCGTGGATTTGGCAAAGGTTTACTTAAATTCCTGCTTCGGTATCAAGCCAGGGGCGTGGGGAAATGCGGTTGACTATTATACAAACTTTGAAAAAAGAAAACCCCTTGTTGAAAACTTTGAAAAAATCCAAAACAATCCTACTTTCGTTCCCTTAAAAGGTGACATTGTTGTTTGGGGAACAAAAATATCCCCTTATGGTCATATTGCCGTAGCTACCGGCAACGGAAATACAAAGTGGTTTGAATCGTTCGATCAAAATTGGCCGCGCGGTTCAAAGTGCAAAAAAGTGAAACACACCTACAATGGGGTGCTGGGTGTGCTTCGGCCTAAAATGCGCGGTGCTATTTTTGACTACCCTAAACCTAAAATTGGATCGACAATTACATTGACCTATGTGCGCGGCGTTTACAAGGGTGCAGGCGCGAACACTGGACGAAAAAAGATCAAAGAATTGACTTCGGACGGCAGAAAACATTGTTTGAATCGTGACGAGAAAAACAACATTGCCTACCTGAAACGCGGCACCAAATGTACAATTCTTGAATTGGTTTACAAGGATAATAAAAATATTTGGGCGCGGATCCCCTCCGGGTGGATTTGCATTTATGATTATAATATTGCTTGTAAACGCTACAAATAAAAAAGACCCGGGGAGCAATCCCCGGGTTCTTTATTTTAGCTGAAAAATAAGATTCTCACTTCCGATATATTTTGAATTGTTGAAAACAATTCATCGTTGCAGTAGACGCATTTTGTTAAAAGGAATTCGTTGAATTTGATTTGAATGTTGGTGCCGACAAATGTGGCACCGGAAAATGTTTTTAATTCAAGCACCTTGTATCCTCTATCTGCAAGGATTGCTTGTAGCGCGGTTGATACTGATGGTTGCATTTTTTTCTTCTCACTTTCTTTAACTTTTTCTTCAGAATTTGGCTCAAACAGAGGACAAAAGTCAAGATTAGGAAAATTGGCGAATATACCGGTATTATTCAAATTCTTGCAAATTTCATAATATGCGCAGTCCGTACATTTCATTTTTCTACCTCCTGTTCCATGTGATCTTTTAAGATTTCTTTAACACAATCATGACAATAGCACCCCTCGTAGCCCTCAATCTTATATAGAAAACACATCCACATAAGATTCCATTTACCATTATCAAGACAACGTTTACATGATCCTTGCCCATTACCCTCACATTTAGTTACATTCATTTTTTCATACCTCGCTTTTAATCCAATCAACTTTTGATTTTTTCATAATTCGATTCAAGCATTCATCATATCTTGAATCTGTTAAAATATCGTGAATGTGTAAATACACAACTGAAAAAACAGCCTTGTCCCATGTTTCCTTGTTTTTTAATTCATAACCTTGTTGTTTTAGCTGTGTACTAAATTTTGGGCACAATGCACCAAATGATAAAGATATATTCATTTTTTATACCTCTCTGACACCAAATTTTCCATAAACAGAACTTAAATTGTTCTTTTTATCATAGCTCGCTATTACATTCCTTGCCGCGTGCATTGATTTTGCGTTGGCGTTCATTTTGAATGTTAAAGCAACAACATTGCTTTCTTCGTGCACTTCAATTAGATACCTTATTAAGTCCAAAGCATTTGAAAAGTAAATAAGACCTCGCACGCCTGTCAACGTGTTTGGCGCTATTAGCGTTATTTCTTTTTTACCCTTTAGCACCTGATTGATGAATGAAGCAAAATAACGCTCAAAGGGTTTTTTGATTTCTCCATCTTTGCCAAAGCATTTTTCAGCCCAAGCGAATTGTTCTTTGATTAAAAATCGAATCACTTTTTACACCTCCTTAAAATCGCTAAGGTTATAAACTGTTTCTCCTATTCCTTTAATTTCCCTCAAAAGCGAAAAACGATTATAATTAAGTTTTTCATAAAACTTCCCACCAAATGCCAATATTTGATTGAAAGCTTCTTCAAATATATCCTCGGCAAGATCAACTATATTTTGATCGTCAACCGATAAATCATTATATTTTATAAAGGTGTTTACATGTGAATCAAAAATAAGAATTGGGTTGTTAAGATCAACAAAATATGCTGTTGAAAAGCCTATTTGACGATCCCATCTTTTTTGAATGTTGTTCATAATTTTTACTCCTTTTAATTTAGTTGTTATGCCAGGGCTGATTTGCTCAGCCCCAGCGCGTTGAATTATTCAAAATAGGTCGTGCAACACTCTGCATTTAGCGCAAACATGATTTGAGGTATATCATACTCTGTATCGCTATGCTTTTTAATCTTTTTAGCAATGAATTCAAGTCTACCGGTGTCAATATTTCTGCCCTCATAACTACTACCGTAAATATATTCAAGGAATGCATCATAATCATTAATATCCCCGCAAGTAAACCAATTATGATTAATACAAGCCTGTCGTACTTTCGTCCCGGAAATTCGTCTAAATTCTTTCATTGTTATTCCTCCATTTAATTAAATTCTTTCTTTCCTCATTTCTTGCCTTAATTATACCACGAATGCCCAAATCTGTAAATAATTTTGGGCAAATTCGCTGAAATAATCGACACTGTTTATTAAAAGCGCGTTCCGCGCTCGCGTATCTTGAATGTGGATTCGCTTAATTCTACACCGCCTTGCACGGTTTTGCTTTTCAAAATACCAAAATATTCCTGCTCGGTGTTGAAGTTTTCAAATGTAATTTGATTTTTTACAATTTCATTCTGTCCAAGACCCGCGGCCTTTACATCAAGGTTGCCTTTTTCATCTTCTTCAATATACAGCTTTGCGCCTAAAAATTTTGCTCTTGAAAAACTGCTTTCGTGGGCCATGCAATTAAATTCTGTGTCACTGATTTTGACCCCCTCCGGCGGATCATCACCGATCAAATGTAAGCTGTCCGTATCACAATAGCAACAACGATCTACATTTTTAATGAAAAGCGTTTGAATGAACCGCCGGGCATAGGCCGTCACAAATGCTGCCACCGGTACATACACAGTTTTAGCAGGTCGCGGCGTTTCAACTGTTTGATAGGCAAGAATTCCTTTATCGTTTATATACGGCCTTTTTACAAATTTGTCGTTGCTGGCACCAAATTTTCCATAAAGAGAATTTAAGAACAATTTTGCAATGCTTCTTTTACCTGCATTTTTCTCAACGGTGGCCTGCATTTTCATTTCTTTGAAATGGTTTACATAGTCAATAAATATTCCTGATCTACATATGAATTTATAACCGCCTATATATTGAATTTCTTTTATATTGTAACAATCATAGAACATTTCCAAATCAACATTGGTTAAATACAAATTTACCATTAAACAACCGGTACTTGTTATATACTCGCGAGGGTTGAACCGTTTATCATTTTTAATTTGAATCGTTGGTATTTTTCCTTTTTTCAGTTCAAATTGTGCGGTTATAAACTGTATATATAGCGGGTAAATTGAATCGTCTTTATATTTACCCTCAAAGAACACCGGAGTGCCGACTGGATATTTGTTGCGCGGGTCGCTCATTACAGACGGATACAAGCTATTTACATCATATACCCGGCCATGGCCTACCGGTTTACCTTTGAATTTTGGGTTGACATAGCAATAGCCGCCCTTGTAGGCGCGTTTTAATAAATGATACAAATCATCATCAAGGTGTGGAAAGTATGTTAAAAATTCATAATTTGAATAGTAGCTATTTTGCTTATAATATCGCATAGCGTTTGACGCTATGGTGTTGCGCTCGTGACCCTCAGCCCTGAATTGCTTTATTGCTTTGGCTACAATGATTACATCGTTGGTAATATATTCAACTTCTTCCGGTGTCATGATATAGTTGTACCCCCGAAAGGTTGCATAATCAATAGAACCCTTTTGCTCTTTGATTCCGAAAGATTTAGCAATCTGCGAAACGCTCATATTGAAAATTTTTAGGGTATCATAAATTTTAGCATATTTGCGTTTGGTGAAATTTATTCTATAATTGTAATGAACACCCGTTGAACTGATTAAACATTCAACGGTTTTTGCTTTTCTTGCTTTTGGATCGTCATTGTATTGCCATTTTGCTACGCCTAATAAATAACTTAAAATGTAACTACCGTCAAATTTTAAATTATGAAATCCTATCAATGATCCGTTCGGAAGTCCCTGAATTGCTGAAAGCCAACTTGCAATATTATTTCCAAATTGAATATTTGAAAGATCATCAACTTCAACAATGGACCACGCCCACACAGACATGACCCCAGTTTCCGGATCTTTTTGTGTTTCAAAATCGGAAATAAATTCTTTCATGTTATTTTCCCTTTACTCCGTTTATAGCTGTTCGCATTCGGTCGTAAGCTTCTTGTATTTGTTGCGGGTCCTTAGAATCATACGCCGCCCATAATGCTTCTACTGCTTCGGGCCAAGCCCTATTTACAGAATCAACTTGAATAAGCGACAATCCGCGCCATTCTGCGTACAAATCCTCAAATACTAAAGCAATTAAAGCGGTCGCAACATTTTCTTTGAACACTTCTGCCCGTGCTTCGTTGAATGATTCAAATGTTTCCTGTTGATATTCGTACATAAATTTCTTCAAGGCTTTTGCGGATTTGAATTCAGTTTTTGCAGGTGTTTCATTTTGGATAAATGCCTGAATACTTCTTTCTTGCTGTTTTTTAATTATTCGTGTGGTTTGCGTTTCTATGGTTTTGTATTTACCTAATTTAATTATTTTTTCTTCGCGAGTTGCCTTGGCAGTTTCTCTTAACCGATTTATTAACTCATTATATTCTTCTAATGTTGTTATTTTTGCAAATTCTTTTTCAACATTCAATATTTTAGGAAGTACAACTCCTTGATATTTACCATGCGATTTCAAGGCGGCGGCTCTGCGTATATTATAATTATACCCGCGGATCACTGTTGCAAGTGCCGCTTTTCGTCGTTTAGTATGAATAAATTTTTTCATATACATTCACCATTAAATGATTATAGCCCGGATTTACCGGGCTATAAGTTTTGAGTTTTAATAAATTTACAGTACGGTAAATTTATAAGTGTGGCCGTTTTTCGTCTTAACCTGACAAGGCATGATCTGCAAGGGTTCAGCAAAATCCGATCCCCAAATAGACCGAACAGCCTTGACACAACTGTCCACGCCAAGCGCCATAGACATATATGCGGATCCATCTTCGCACAGGAAGAAATAACGGTTGACCGGTTCGCCCTGATCGTTGACCGCGGGCTGGTCGATGATCTGTACCACGGATAATGTTTTGTTAACTGCTTCACTGAACGGACTTGCGTTGGTCAGTGCGCGAAAAAGGTTTACTTTGCTTTCATGAGTTGTTGCGTTTGCGATCAATGCGTTGGTTTCCATAATTGGTTTCTCCTTTTGTTTTAAATTAGTTTTGTTTGGTTCAAAAGCGGGCCCTTGCCTTTGATGATTACATTATATCATAGATGATATGATTTTGTAAAGGTTTTTGAGAGTTCGCTCGTTGTATATTTTCATATTACAATCTGTATAACACAGCGGCAGGTTGAGTTGGTTTGTTTGGGGAAAAGTTTATTTGTAT